GAGAATATAAATCATGACGATGAAACGATTGGGTTCCGTGATTACCACAACAGCAAAGGGTCGCGGTTTGCCAGTGTCGGCACAGCATACAGAAACTGGTGTCGTAATTCCGTTAAGTTTAGAAAGGAAGCAGAAAGCCGTGGCAAGACTATTGGAGGTAAACAACCCAAGTACCGTGGACAAGAGCCTAGTTTCTTCTCTGGAATCTATAACGGGATATCCAGTGATTGAAGATTCTATTGTTAGATACAAAGCTCACGGTGCTGACATCATTGTGACTGGCTATCAGATAACAGTAGATGATGAAGCAACTTGTGATAGAGCTATTGATGCAGTGCAATCATCTCTCGTTCCGATGCCTGTTGAAGAGATACGCAAGCAACTAATTATATTATCTACGCTTGTTGTTAAACCATCGGGTGAGTCATCAAGTGATATGTCTGTCAGAATCAAATCAATATCCAATCAATTGATAGAGTTCCCTGCTGATATAGTGAACACAGCAATACAAAATGTTTCACGGGAAACAACATTCTGGCCTGCATACGCAGAGTTCTACAAACACATTGGCTATAAAGTAAAGAAACGACTCAAATTATTGGAGACTTTAACCGCTAAGAAACTTGCATTTCTTCAGCAAAAACAGTAGTCTAAAATCAGGGAGAACAATCATGAACAGACTAGGGTTTATCGGCGGCAGTGATGCCCGTCGTATCATGGAAGGTGACTGGCATAGCCTGTGGCTAGAGAAGACAAGCCAATCACCATCAGCAGATTTATCAGATAACATTGCAGTACAGCTTGGCTCACATACAGAGTCATTCAATATCTTTTGGTTTGATAAGCATTACATAAATCATGAGCATGAAATACTAACTGATTTAAGTCAGACAGTATTCGATGATTACTTTCATGGGGTGCCATGCAAAGGAACAGTCGATGGTGACATTCCAAACATGAACGCAATACTAGAATGTAAACATACATATGACCGTAACAATATGGAGTCATGCCTTACTCAATACATGCCACAGATACAATTCTATCTTGAGTTATCTCAGAGGGAGTCATGTTTCTTATCTGTTATATTCGGTAACAGGCGATGGGAGTGTGTGAGTGTTAAGCATGACAAAGAGTATTGCAGTCATATGTTTACTCATATAGCAGAGTTCTGGAAGTGTGTTGATACAAACACAGAACCCTCTACTGGCAAACAAACAAAATCTTTAGATACAAATCACATACTCGTAGACGATATGATTCGCAGGGATGCGAGTGGTGACAATGAGTTTATTAGCAGATGCCATGATTACATTGAGCAAGAGGCAAATGCTAAACTGTTTGAGTCTGCAAAGTCAGACTTAAAAGCGATGGTCGCTGGCAATGAACGGGAAGTATATAGCGACCTTCTTACAATCAAGCGTGACAAGCGTGGCTCGTTACGCATTACAATCAAGGAGAACTAAGATGCAGGAATTATGCAAAGCCTTAATTAAGTTTCACAACTCAGGTGCCGCCGCAAAGAAAGGTGCTAACAATCCATTCTTCAAATCAAAGTATGCCTCACTAGAAGAAGTCATTGAGACTGTTCGGGCAGAGGCTGGTAAGTGTGGGCTTACATTCACACAGCTTGTAGACTTTGATGAGACGCATATGTTTGTCACTACAATAGTCATGCATGAATCAGGTGAGTCAGTCACAGGACGCACACCTATTCTAACTAAAGACAACACAGACCCACAGAAGATGGGGTCAGGAATCACTTATGCTAAACGCTATGGACTACAATCAGCGTTTGGTCTGCCATCTGAAGATGACGATGGCAACTCAGCCAGTATGCCAACGCCCGCAGTGAGCGGCGGCAAGTCAACAACAACACCAGAAAAAGGGGCATGGTAATGTCTGACTATGATAACAACAATAGAGGGGCTGTCTTTCAGCCCTTCGATGACCAGAAGTTTATATTGCAAGGTAAGCTAGACATTGAAGGCAAAGAATATCCTGTCGTAGTTATGCAAATGACTTCAAAGAACGGAAACAAACGTCTTGAGATTTATCAAAAGATGGGTGCGATGTTTGCTGAAACAGATAAAACAAATGAGAAAGCACCAGACTATAGTGGCCCAATGGACTTGATAGAAGGCAACCTACGGGTAGCCGGATGGAAAGAAGAAAAGAATGGCAACCACTATCTCTCGTTGCAAGTGAGCGAATCTCAGTCTAAGAAAGATAATGTTACTGAACTAAAGCCAGCAATTGATAAAGAAATTATCGAGGCTTTAGCTGACGATAACATTCCTTTTTAACAGCAAGGGGTTTGTTCTCCTCCCTTGCTAGGCGCGGCCCCGTGATGCTCCCTGTCACGGGGTCGCTTGCATATTGAAAGGAAAGAGAATGTATATTGTAATAGAAAAAATTGAACTGCCTGATAAGACAAGAGGCAAGTGGGATTTCTTAGATAGACTGGAAGAAGGTCAATGTATTGCTGTTGAAACAGAGCAAGAAGCAATGCGAGTGCGTGATGCTTTACGCCATAGAGGTTACAAATACACAGTTAAAAAAATGAGAGACGCTTATCGTGTTTGGAAACTATGAGATAAGACCCTTGCGATACCCATTAGCTCTATCATAAGTTAATACTTCCTTACGATTGTCAGCATCTTTGTAGCTACAATGTATCCAGCCAGTATTACCACCAGTATAATGTTCTAATATAAGCTGGTCGAAATCTAAATTAGCAACTACCCAACCAGCAACTTCAAAGTTAGGTATGCTTGGCACCTCAAAATCCACAGCTTCGCCTTTTGCATGTTGTGAATTTACAGAACTTCCAATCGCAAGACACAACTCAGCACTACGATACCCACTGCTGGGCGTAAAAGGTATGCTGTAGTGTGTTCTTACAGGCTCTAGTATATTCTCACACACTTTACGCATTGCCTCTGTATGAGCTTCTGAGGGCGTATTAGGAATGCCTTTGCGTGTAGCGGTCTGGCTCTTGACCATCTCTTCTAAACTAAAATGTTCTGACAGTTTCATTTCTTACCCCTAAATCTATCCAAGCCTTTAAGCCCTAGCCCTGCCAGTATAGTTACATACAAAATATTTTGATACCAATCAGGCAAATCAGCAATGACATCAAAGCCACGCTTTGCAAGGTCAGGGTCTATCCAAGCCATAACACAAGGCGCAAGAACAACAATAGTTATTATCTCATCTTTCCAGCTAGACTTTGTAGACTCAGCCATGATTAGCTCCCACTTGCTATCATGCTGTGCCGCTGTCTTCATAATCTCTGACTTAGCTTTTTGTTTGTCTACCTTACCCTCAAGAAATGTCTGAGCAAGATTACCTACAACACCTAACAATTGAATCATTCGCCTAACTCCATCAATAGCTTCAACTTGGCTAGTTCAATCTCAAGCTGATGAACCCTAGTAACTGTGTTTTGCACAGACTGAGGAGGCTCAAACTCATCTATCCAGTTGTCGTTTTCTTCAACCTCTTCCATAGTAAGCTCGAGATTATGCTCTAAAAAACTAATGCGTTCTGTCAAACCGAAGTAAACCCAAACGGATACGGCAGTAAAAGCAATCATGCTAATAAGATTCCGTAAAGGAATGGTTATCTCGCTTGCCTCATTTAGTTTAGTAGCGGCTTGTTTCATTTCTCGCTACCTAACCAGACTGCAAAAGCACCTGTCATTGCACCAGACACAACGCTTATCATGGCACTCTGCTGTGTAGATAAATCATCAAGGCTAATACCCCATTCAATAACTCTGATATACATCAGCGTCATCACCAGCATCATAAGCCGTGGGATAATCTTCCATTCTACTAGCTGTTCAGCACTCATCACGCTCTCTTGTATTTGTTGTCACATCTATAAGAAACTGACTTATATGGGGCTGGAAATAGAAGCTGGGTGTCTTGAAACATTTGAAGCACACGCTCAATGCACTCAGACTGTCTGTCGTATGGGCCTTTAGCATCTATTACTTTAATGCAATCAGTACCAAGTAAAGGCGCACATATTATAAGAACAGCAGTAAACATCAGTTACTCGCAAACATTATTGAGAAGGTAATACATGCAACCACAAAGATTAAAGCCATAAGAGATATGCCAACTGTCTTAGCAATCTCCATCAACTCATGGTTCTTGCGGTTCTGTTCTATCTGTTGTTGCCTTGCTTCTTCTTTAGCTTCTTGTATCCGTCTAGCACGTTCATTCACAATGCCTTGCCAAGTACCGTGCCCAAATCTCTGGTCTACCATTACAGATACTTCATACAACTTCTCAGCCGCCAGCTTTGCATCAATAGTTTCTTTAGCTACAGTGTTGACGTTAAACTGACTAGCACCAGCCTTCTTGTTCCTAGCTTTCTGAGCTTGTTGCTCACCAAGAAACAAATTGTCTATATGTCCAGCTATCTCGCCAATGTCATTAGCTGTGCCGATAGCAGACTTAATGCCATCAACAGCAGACTTAACAAGGGCAATCCCTGCAAGGGTTTCAGCTATCATTACGTTTCCGATACATAGAGTAAGCTCTGCCACACACAACAACAAAAGATACAACAGCAGTAGCCAAAGCAAACCAGCCTGTTAAAGCATTAACCCATAGCGGAGCTGTTATGCCACCACCTATGATGGCTATGTCTGTGTGGATATCTTTCATTTTATAA